GACAGCTGCCGACGGTCAGACGGTCATCGACCCGCGATTGAAGTAGGGAACCATGGCAAGGCCCGTTAAGCAGGGCCTGGACTATTTCCCCTTTGATGTTGATTTGATAAACGACCGTAAACTCAGAAAGGCGAAGCTGAAACACGGCTATCAAGCGACCATGGTTTACATCGTTTTGCTCACACTGATATACAAAGATAAAGGATATTACCTTAACTACAGCGATGACGTTCAGGAAGACGTTATCCTTGACGTCATCGATTGTATGCAAGGGAAATATCGACCAGACATTGAAACGGTCCGGGAGATCATCCATCAACTGGCGGAGGATCGGTTATTTGACCTTGACAGCCTCGATGCAGGTTTTCTCACCAGCCGGCGGATACAGCAAACATACTATAAGGCTGTATCTGATCGGAAAACCGTAAACATTGACTGGGAATGTTGGCTCTTAAGTGAAAAAGACATGCAAGGGCTTGGTTCAGGTAACCCTATTTTAAAAAACTATAGTTTGCAGTCGATAAACCCGAGTTTGCCGCCGATAAACCCGGTTTATCACCCGGATAATACACAAAGTAAAAGAGAAAGAGATAAGAGTAAAGGAGATAAGAATATATATAATACGTCAACTTTAGCAGTTGACGAGGTGTGTATCCATCCATCCGATGGCAAAACACAAAGCAAAAGTAAAAGCGATGGGAAATGTGATCGATTTAATTACCAGCTGTTCGCTGACTATTGGAACAACCATGTAACGATAGCTGGCCTGCCATCTGTTCGGCAACCGAAAGACTGGAATAAGAACCGAAAGAAACGCCTTCGCGATATTGTAAGGGCGAATGACGATAAGACAGTGCTAAAAGCGTTCGATATGATCGCAGAAAGTGATTTCCTTTCCGGTCGAGCAACTGACTGGAATGCAACATTCGATTGGACATTAAGTCCAGGCAATTTTCAAAAGATCATTGAGGGCAATTACGCCAATCGAGGCAAGCGGAAGCAGAAAGAAAGCTATTACGACAAGGTGATACGAGGTGAAGCATGAACAAGCAAGATACAGCACGAATCATGAAGATGATTAAAGCGGCCTATCCTAATTTTGACAAAAACGGAAATGAAGAAGATATTGCCAACCTGTGGGCCTGGCGCTTTAAAAACGTGGACGTTAACGCGGTTTTTGAAGCGGTCGGTGAGTACATTGATACCGATATGAGCGGATTTGCTCCAAGTGTTGGACAGATCAAGCAAATTATTGCCAACAAAGCTTATAAGCCCATCGACCCCAGCGACGCCTGGCAGCAGGTGCTGAAAGCCTTGATGGATGCCGGGAGCTATCCGCAAAAGGCGTTTGACAAGCTGCCGGCACCGGTGCAGCGTGCGGTTGGATCAGCCGCCACCCTCAGGCAATGGGCTATGGCGCCAACGAGCGAGCTTGAAAGCTTTACCAAGCAGCGGTTTGTGAACCAGCTAAAGGATCAAACGACAGCGGAAGTGCAAGCCAATATTGTTGATCCTGAGCGGGCACTGGAAAGTAAGGCACAGCCAGCACTGCCAGAAGAGAAAAAGCCGCAAGCGGATGATTTTAACCCGGCAGACCACCGGCCAAAGGACTTGATCGATTCAGTGCCTGGAGCGATTACAAAAAATCCGAAAATCAAAAAGATTTTTGAAAGCTGGGGCGTGATGTGATGAACAATTTAAAAATTTTTGAAAACAAAGAATTTGGCCAGTTGCGAACAATCGAAATTGAAGGTGAACCGTGGTTTGTAGGCAAAGATGTTTCGAGTGCACTGGGTTATGCTGACACAAACAAGGCAATTGCAATGCATGTGGATGCCGAAGATAAACTCAACGACAAAACGTCGTCGAGTTTGGGCCAACGCGGTGGTTGGTTTATTAACGAATCCGGTCTATATTCCCTCATTTTATCCAGCAAGTTGCCAACTGCTAAAAAGTTCAAGCGTTGGGTCACGCACGAAGTGTTGCCGGCCATCCGCAAACACGGTGTCTATATGACGGACGCCAAAGCGTATGACGTGCTCAACAATTCGTCAAGTTTGATCAGTTTACTTGAACAGGCAGCAGAACAGCTCAAAAATAAAGACATTCAAATTGAATCCATGAAACCTAAGGCGCTCTTTGCCGATGCTGTTTCTGCATCTGATCGCTCCATCCTCATCGGGGAGCTGGCCAAAATTCTCAGGCAAAACGGCATTGAAAGCATGGGGCAAAACAGGCTGTTCACCTGGATGCGGGACAACGGTTTTTTAATTAAAGGCAATCGCTCTGACCGCAACATGCCGACACAGCGGGCCATGGAAATGGGATTGTTCGAGATCAAAGAAACGACGATCGTTCATAGCGACGGCCACACGACGATCAGCAAAACGCCCAAAGTTACCGGGAAGGGCCAGGCATACTTTGTCAATCGCTTTTTAGATCGGGTGGAAACCTATGGCGATTAATAGCAGAAGCAAAGGCAAACGCGGGGAACTGGAGCTTGCCAGAAAGCTACGCGAGCATGGCTATGATGGCGCCAGACGGTCTCAGCAGTTTTCCGGAAAGGATGGCACTGCTGATTGTGTGGGGCTTCCCGGAGTGCATGTGGAGGTTAAACGTGTTGAGAAGCTCAATCTCTACGATGCGATGGCACAGAGTAAGCGCGACAGCATAGCCGATAGCGAAAAGCAAGGACAGGTGATGCTGCCGGCGGTGTTCCACCGGAAAAACAATTGCGAATGGTTGGTGACGATGGCGTTGGATGATTGGATTAAGATTTACCGCGAATGGGAAGCGGGGAAAATACAAGGAAAAAAACATATGAACATTTACATTAGCCAAACATTACACGGCAAAACGGCGGAAGCATACATTCAGGAACGAAAAGAAATCATTCGTCAGATTCGAGTAGAGTATGGGGATGATGTCAATATCGTGGGGTCATACGTGTTAAACAAATGGGATATTATCGACAGAGCTTTCTTTACGCCGGGATGGCAAAAATACGATGACTGCATTAAGGAACATGAGGAATGCGAACGGCGTGGAATTGAAATAATTTACGATTAAAGGACTAAAAAGTGAAAAGTACCGGTCAAAAACGCATTTTGGATGTGTGCTGTGGATCTAAAATTAAAATGTTTTGGTTCGACAAAAACAATTCAGATGTGGAGTTTTGTGATAAACGTACGCTGACAAGAACGGAATACTATAAAAACAGATATATCGAAGTCAAGCCGGACGCGGTGTGCGATTTTACCGTTTTACCTTTTGAGGATGAATCGTTTCATCAGGAATCCTAAGCGAAGTAAGACGCACTGGATTTGTTTTATGAAGTAGGAGGATATAGGACAAATGATTAAGATGTTTGGGGGGGGAATAACCATGTCATATATTAACAAAGACGAATTTGTTGGTCGGTTGAAAGCAGAGTGTTATCCAATAGAGTATGGTGAAAATTGCAAAGATGGCGGAATGTCTCTACTTGGTCTTTTACAGCTTGTTGACGCGTGTACTGTTACGAATAAAACGCAAGACACAGAGCCTTGGACAAGAGAAAGAGTTTTAGAGGAAGCGGGGAATATTATTTCTGGAAATCGGGATTTGCAATATGGGGAACCGGAAGAAAGCTTTACTGCTATTGCCGATTTATGGAATGCGTATATTGATAAAACCATAACCTTAACAGCTAAAGACGTGGCCATGATGATGGTCCTGTTCAAGGTGGCCAGAGAAGCGACCGGCCAGAGCAAGCCGGACAATCTGATTGATATTGCCGGTTATGCGGCTTGCGCGGCAGAGTGTGAAAAATGAAACGATCAATCATCTTAACGCTGGCCATCGCGGCCGGCATGATCATCACCAGTGTGGTGGCGGTGCAGGCCAAGACTGTGACGCCGCCAAGCAAGCCAGAGTTTAGCGCCTATGAGGCGACGTTCGAGAAGGGAGACAGCGGCATCAAAAAAGTGGTGGTATTGCAGGATAACAAACGGCATCAGGAATTTATCCTGGTGCCGGGATACGGGATGCAGTTCAGATGGCAGGATTCGAGAGGGGCAGGAGAATAAGCACTATGCGCGAAATGATTGAGATAGATATGGATAGGCTCAAAGAATCATTGATTGCAAAATCATATCCCATAAACTATGGTTTGAACGAAGTAGATTTTGGAATGACTAACTCTGGATTTTTGGAGATCGTGGAAGAGTTGGCGGAGATTGTCAATACCGTGGAGGTAGAAAAACAAAAATGAAAGCAACCGTGTGCGATAGATGCGGAAAAGTTGTACCTTTATCTTGCAATGAAGAATATTTTTTAGAGTTAGAGATTCTTATGAGCTCTGATTGCGAGCTGATCGGGATTTCCGAGAGGAGTGAGATTGAGTTATGTGGGGATTGCACAAAAAAATTCGCAAAATTTATGAAAGGAAAGCGCCAATGATTAAGATATTTTGTGACAGGTGCGGCCGTGAGCTGCCGGATCATATGCAAGTGCAGAGGGAACTGACTTCTGCGAAATTCACAAATGGGGAACTTGCCCTGCTTGAACTGTGCAGTCCCCGCGAGAGTGAGTTGCGATTCTTTCTGAGAGGTGAGGATAACGATGCTGAAAGTTATCGGGATTGAGATCATCGCAGCGTTGGCTGTGCTAATCTGGTACGAAGTGCTGTGCGTTCAGGAAAAGCGAGCCAGTACAAAGCGAGAACGGGATCGGGATGAATGAAAGGAGGTAGCGCGTGACAAAAGAAGAGCTGATGAAGGTCCGCTGGCTTAAGCAGTATCACTATCTGCGGGAGCAAGCGACCAGCTGCGAGGAGCGCATCGAGGAGCTGCGGGATCAACTGTATGGCCAAGACCTGAATGCTCAGCGGATCACCGGGATGCCGCATGGCAGTTCTATGGATAATGACATTACCGAAATATTGATGGATCGCATCGACGGATTGATCCATGGCGAGATATACTTCAAGCATCAAGCAATGGCCAAGGCCGAGGCAATCCACCGGGCGATCGCTGAGATCCCCGATCCGGGGCTGCAGTGGCTGATGGAGCTGCGCTACATTCAGTGGGACAGTCGATATAACTGCCCCTTGACCTGGAACCAAATCGGGCATCGGATGGGGTACGAGCGGGCGCAGCTTCATAGGCTGCACCATCGCGCACTGTCGCTACTTCAACTTCCAAGAAAGGATGATACACCATGATACACCGATCTGTGCTATTATGGTATCGTCGAGAAACGGATGAGGGAATATCCCAAATCTCTTGAATCTCATCTGTTTCAGATAAAGCGCCGAAAAAGTCTGCCGGCGCTTTTTTAATGCAATGAAAGGAGGTCTCATTTGTGGCAAAAGGAAAGTATCATCAGTGGCTCACAGATGAGGGCCTTTTACGAATACAGGGTTGGGCTCGAGACGGCCTGACCGATATCCAGATAGCCCATAACATGGGGATATCCAAAGACACATTTTATACCTGGAAAAAACGATTTCCAGACTTTGCGGACGTCTTAAAAAAGGGCAAAGAAGTTGTGGATCGAGAGGTAGAAAACGCCCTTTTTAAGCGGGCTATGGGCTACACCTATGAGGAAAAACACGTTGAGAATGGCCAGGTTAAGAAGATAATCACTAAAGAAGTGGTGCCAGACGTTACAGCTCAAATCTTTTGGCTAAAAAATCGAAAGCCCAAGTACTGGCGTGACCGGGTGGAAACCAACGAAGATGACGACGACAACGTTAAAGCGTTTATTGCGGAGATGAAGCGATGATCCCGAAGTTAGCACCTAAGCAAAAAGAATATGCCAATAACGCCAATACCCGGTGGAATTTTAAAACCGGGGCGGTGCGTTCCGGCAAGTCCTACTGTGATATTGCCTGCGTGATTCCGGACCGGATTATCTCCCGAAAAGGAAAATCCGGGCTGTCCGTGATCCTCGGGGTCTCCAAGTCCACTGTCGAACGTAACGTGCTACAGCCCATGCGGGAAATATACGGTGCGAAACGGATTGGCATCATTAATAGCCAAAACATTGCGACCTTGTTTGGGGAGCACGTGTACTGCCTGGGCGCCGAAAAAGTGTCGCAAGTAGCCAAGATCCAGGGGGCGTCGATTAAGTACGCCTATGGCGACGAAGTGGCCAAGTGGAATCCGGAAGTCTTTGAGATGCTTAAATCCCGTTTAGATAAAGCCTACAGCTGTTTTGACGGGTCCTGTAACCCGGAACACCCGACACATTGGCTTAAAACTTTTCTGGACAGCGATGCCGATATTTACCAGCAGCACTATACCATTTTTGATAATCCTTATTTGCCGAAGGCATTTGTGGAGAATTTGTGCAAAGAGTATGCCGGAACGATTTACTATGATCGCCTGATTGAAGGTCTGTGGAAGCGGGCGGACGGTGCGATTTATCGCCGTTTTGCGGATCGCCCGGAGACGTTTATCGTAACGCCGGAAGCCGTGAAGCGGGTGACTGATATTCGGATCGGCGTTGACTTTGGCGGCAATCAGTCCGGACATGCCTTTGTGGCCACCGGCATTGTCGGGGACTATGAGGGCGTGGTGGTGTTGATGAGCCGGCGGATCATGGCCAAGGATACCGATGAACCGATTGACAGCAATATGCTGGACAAGCTGGTGCTGCAGTTCATCGCGGACGTGCAGGCCAA